AGACAACAGGAGAAGCTAGATTTGCAAAAGGCATACTAGATGCTGCCGATGCTGCTTACTCCTTGAATGTTTGGGAGCAAGAAGATAACTGTATGACATTCAATTGTGTAAAAATGAGGAGTAGAGAAATGAAATCGTTTACAAGTGCTGTGAATTGGGAAACATTAAGGATTGGTCCTGAATCAGCAATGAATCCAGAGGAGAAGTCGGCACTAAAAGAACAAATGTTTGAGGGAGAAGGAGCGCAAGAAGAAATTAGATGAATGTAGAAGAGCTTCTTATAGAAAAAGATATAGAGTATACATCTAAAGGTAAAGATTTTATAGTTAGATGTTTAAGTAAAGACCACGACGACCACAACCCCTCAATGAGAATAGATAAAGAAAGTGGTGTATTTCACTGCTTTTCTTGTGGTTATAAAGGTCAATTACATTTATTTTTTGGACTAAACCAAAATGTGCTAGACTCAACAAGAAGTAGATTAATAAATAAGATAAGATTAAAAAGACAATCAACTACTGGAGTAGAAAAACCTAGTGGTTGGTTACCATACAAAAGTAATTTTAGAGGTATCTCAGCTGGTACTTTTGAAAAGTTTGAAACATTTACAGCAGTTATTAGCCCTTTCACAGATAGACTATGTTTTCCTGTGAGAGATATATCAACAAAGATTGTTGCCTTTGTTTGTAGAGGGAAGAGAGGTATGACTCCCAAATATTATAACACTCCCGTTGGAGCCAACTTACCTCTCCACCCCATATCAGCAAGACCAATAAATGACACAGTTATTCTTACAGAGGGAATATTTGATGTTCTAAAGTTATGGGAAGGTGGATTAACAAATGCAATGTGTATATTTGGAGTACAAGGAGTAAACGAAGATAAGTTATCCTTGTTAAAATTAAAAGGAATTAGAAAAGTCGATGTACTACTAGATAGTGATACAGCTGGGCAGATGGGAGCAGAAAAGATAAAAACAATATGTGATAGGATTAACCTAGACGCAGAGATTAAACAATTACCAGAGGGTATCAATGATGCTGGTGACCTTTCGGTAGAACAAGTGAGAAACATGAGGAGATTATATTATGGCAAGAATAGCATTAATTGAAACAAAACCCTCCAGACAAAAACATCTGGAGTTTGATTTTGTTACAGATAGATTTGCTCTTTGTTCCGACCCAAGTAAGAAAAAAGTTCTAAAAGGAGATGTGGACTTAGAGATAGATGTAGATGACTTTGATTGGGTAATTCTTGTTGGGTCAGAGCCAACAAAATACTTTACAAAGATAACATCAGTTACAGAGTATAGTGGTAAAGTAGTAGATAAAAAATTTATACCACTAATTAATCCAGCGATGTTAAGTTTCAAACCTGAAATGAAACAAAAGTGGAAAGAAAGCATAGAAAGTGCAGAACAGTATGTAACTGGCCAACTAAAACAAAAAGAATTATCGGAAGATAAAGTTTATGGAATAACAGATAGTAGAGACTTATATGTATTTTTAGATAAAGCAATAGATTCAGACTATGACTTTATTGCACTCGACTGTGAGACAACAGCGTTATACCCCAGAGATGGTTATATGCTAGGCTTTAGTTTATCTTATGAGCCTGAGCATGGAGCGTATGTGTCAGCAGACTGTATTGATGAAAAAGCAGAACATCTCATGCAACTATTATTCGATAAGAAAAGAGTGGTATTTCATAATGCTAAATTTGATTTAGGTTTCTTTGAGTTTCATTTTGGATTTAAGTTTCCAAGATTTGAAGATACAATGCTATTACACTACGTAAACAATGAACAACCAGGAACACACGGGTTAAAACAACTATCACTTAAGTATACAGACTATGGTGATTATGAAAAACCTATGTATGATTGGATAGAACAGTATAGAAAACAACATGGAATATTAAAAGATAGTTTTCAATGGGAGATGATACCTTTTGATATTATGAAAAAGTATGCTGCGATGGACGCAGTATGTACTTTTATTTTATTTCAAAAGTTTGAAGAATATACTAAAGATAAAAAATTCTATAAAGTATATACAGACATACTCTTACCTGCTTGTAGGTTTTTAACAGATGTACAAGACAATGGTGTTCCATTTGATAAAGAAAGACTATGGAAGTCCACAGAACTAATGCAAACAGATATAGAACAAGCTATAGAAAAGTTATATGAGTTCAAAGAAGTAAAAGAGTTTGAAGAAAAAGAACAAAAAGAGTTCAATCCAAACTCTACTATTCAGCTTCGTTCTTTACTTTTTGATTATTTAGGACTAGAGCCAACAAGCATAAAAACAAGTACAGGAGCAACCTCTACAAATCAAGAGGCTCTAAATATACTCTCGGAAAGCCATGATGTTCCAAAACTAATATTAGACATAAGACAGAAAGTCAAAATTAAAAATACCTACTTAGATAAAATTATTCCCGCACTAAATCGTGATGGAAGATTAAGGACAAATTTCAATCTACATGGTACAACATCAGGAAGATTAAGTAGTAGTGGTAAACTTAATATGCAACAAATACCTAGAGATAACCCAATCGTTAAGGGTTGTATAAAAGCAAAACCAGGTAATAAAATTGTTGCAATGGACTTGACAACAGCAGAGGTTTATGTTGCGGCTGTATTAGCCAATGATAAAAACCTTCAAGATGTTTTTCGACAAGGAGGCAACTTCCACTCTACAATTGCTAAACTAGTTTTTAATTTACCTTGTGAAGTAGATGATGTAGCGGAATATTACTCAGTAGAAAGACAACAAGCTAAAGCTGTTACATTTGGAATAATGTATGGTGCTGGTGCTTATAAGATTAGTGAACAAGTTACAAAGGACAGCGGTAAGTATTTTAGTAAATCCGAGGCAGAGGAAGTTATACGAGATTACTTTACAAAGTTTTATGGTCTAAAGAAATGGTTAGATGATAGAAAAGCTTTTATAAGTCAATATGCATATGACTTTTCTTATTTTGGAAGAAAGAGAAGGTTACCTAATGTTAAATCAGATAATAAAGGAATCGTCGCACACGAGATTCGTTCAGGAATTAATTCTTTAGTTCAATCGGCAGCTTCTGATATTAACTTACTTGGAGCAATAGACTGTCACAATCAACTAAAGAATGTAGACTACAAAGCAAATATTTTTGCACTTGTGCACGATTCAATACTTGCAGAAGTAGAAGAGGCAGGAGTTGATAAGTATAAAGAACTGCTCAGAGACTGTGTGCAAATAGATAGAGGATTAAGCATACCCGGTTGCCCAATAGGGTGTGACTTTGAAGTCGGTGACGACTATAGCATGGGCAAATTTGAGGAGAAATATCTATGAAAGAGATGAAGTGGCCAGTTATAATATCCGTCTGTATGGCAGGGATAATATATTATGCAACACAAGATACTCCTCGTCAAGCAAGAGTGCAAGGGTGTTATGGAGAGTGTTATGAAGAATATAAAAGAATTCATGGCTCAGTAGTAGAAGAACTAAGAGTACAACAATTAGCTGCTGCAGAAGACCCCTTCTCTTCAATACGAGGATTATGGAGTGGTTGTGCTGCCTGTCATGGTTCAAATGGAGCAGGTGGAATAGGACCAGCGATTGCTGGTGTAGAGATTGCTGATATGCTTAGAGCATACAGAGCAAAAGAAACAAGAGGACCTCAATCAGTAATGATGTGGGGCCAAGCGAGTCAATTAAGTGACCAAGAAATTGAGTTACTAAGTAAATTTACAAAGGAGGAACTATGATTGTTACAATTTATGGTAAAACCGATTGTTTATATTGCACTAAAGCAAAACAACTAGCAGAGATGAATAACTGCGAAGTAGAATATTTGTTGTTTGGAAAAGACTTTACTGCAAAAACTATGTTAGAAAAATTTCCTAATGCAAGAACATTTCCACAAATAGTAGTAAATGGAGATAGCATTGGAGGGTATTTAGAGTTAAAAAGCATATTAGATGAAACCTGAACAATTAGAGTTCCAATTGAATAAAACACAAGACGCAACTCCAGAGGAACAAAAAGAGTGGCTAGAAAAAGAACTCATTCCGTATGGAGAAGCTCAATTAAAATTTATAACCATTATGGCAATAGTACAGTTATTTACACTTATATTTATGTTAGTTGCATTTAAGGTGATTAGTCATGCAATTGAATGATGTAAGATTTCCACTTTTTGTTCTTCATGATGAATGTGAGGAACAAGATGGTTTATTGTGGTGTGATGGAATGGTAGTTGATGACCGTAATCAAAAGGGAGATACTCTCGGTAAAAGAAGATTACAGTCACCACATCAATTATATCCACTAAAAAGAATGATAGAGGATTTTACAGCATTAATTAAACATAGAGGTAATAACTATGTAGATACTAATGGAAAGTATTTTCGTTACACTAAATCAATAAAAGGAGATTTAATTTGTCATAAGATTAAGAAAACAGAAAGTAAAAATATTGGAACAGTAGTATGGCTAGAGGGTATTCCTTCTGCCTTCACAGAGAAAAGACCTTTACCTACAGAAATGAGATATGCAAGAGTATTATATCTAGGTAAAAATCCTTTTCTTGTGTATGACTATTGTACAAATAAGAAAAGAAAAACATGGAGAAAAATATGAATAAGTTCAAAGCGCCACCAAATATAGCAACATTCTTTTTAAGAATACCGCTATCGGCTATGTTTTTACAACAGGGATTAAGTAAGTTACCTGTTGATGGAGCAGTTGCAGAGGCCTGGGGATTACCGTACATTGTATGGTGGTTTGTTACCTGGGGAGAGATTGGTGCTGCGATAGGACTTATGGTAGGTGGAGTCATAGGATTAATACCTTGGAATCATAGACACTTTTTTCTGTCACGAATAGGCAGATATTATCCTAGATTCAGATTGATAACTGAAGAACTAGGAGATTTTATTACTAGATTTAGTGGTATTACTATGACTTGTGTTGTCACAGGAGTTATATGGCTTATGAGCCCTGCAAGTCTTTGGGACGTAATTTATAAAGATTATCTACATGTAAGTTTATATGTAGGTGGACTTTATTTTGCATTGAGAGGTAATGTAAGATGAGGCATATAATGGAAACACCTATCTTTGTAGGACACAAAGCATTAGATACAAAATTAGTTGATATGTTTATTGAGAAAGGAAAAGAGCTTGTTATACAAGAAGCAGTAGTAAATCAAGAAGATTCAGTACTAAAAGATAATTCTTACAGACAAACAGATGTTGGATTTTTTCCAAAAGGACACATGGTAGAAACAATTATCAAAGCTCTAGTAACAAATGTAAATGATATATCTTACAAATGTGAAATAACTGACGCAGAGAATATACAGTTTGGAATCTATAGAGAGGGATATTTCTATAAACCACATAGAGATTTTGACCCTAGCTGTCCAAATGTTCGTAAATTATCAGTAACCGTTCAACTTTCTGACAGTCATCACTATGAAGGCGGTGACTTTAGACTTTGGGATTTTTTCGGAAATGAAGTTGCAGACCCAAAGTGGAGAGATAAAGGTACAATACTTATCTTTCCGTCTTGTTTAAAACATGAGGTAACACCAGTTACCAAAGGCACTCGTATGTCGTTAGTACAATGGTACATCGGCCCTGAGTGGAGATAAATATGGATTTAATAGAAAAATTAGAAAAAGGCATTGTTTTGATTACATTTGAAAGTCTAAATAGTGGTAAAATATATAGTAGAGAGTATACTCTCAAAGAAGAGTTTTTACCCACAAAAATAGAACATCAGTCAGGAGACAAAGTGATTTGTTTCAATGTAGACTTTCAAAAGTGGGAAGATATAGACATTGCTACTATTCGCGATTGGAAAGTTGTTGAATGAAGGCAGTTTTACGCAATCGCATTTATATGGAGGTATCTCCCAGTCAGCAGGTAGACGTAGATGAAGAATTAACATATACTCTTCCACCTCGTAGACCTGGTGACCCTCCATTCGTAATAAAAAATATGGGAGTTATTAGAAAAGGGCTTGTTACACTTCCAATAGGAAGAACAGATTTAATACCTAGTGGACATGAAATAGAAGATAAAAGAGTGCTTTCCCCAATCGAACCCTTATCGTTTGGATACACACTTCGCGCCTCCCAACAAGCCGTATATAGCGAAGTGCTCGACTCCTGCATTATTAATGCTTGGGTTAGTTGGGGAAAGACTTTTACTGGATTAGCGATTGCTAATAAATTAGGACAAAGAACATTGATTGTTACACACACATTACAATTACGCAATCAGTGGGAAAAAGAGATAAAAAAAGTATTCGGGGTCGATGCGGGTGTAATCGGCTCTGGAAAATTTGAAATAAAGGACTTTACTGTCGGAAATGTGCAGACATTGTATCGTCGAATTGACGACATCAAAGACAAGTTTGGAACACTTATACTTGATGAAATGCATCATGTAAGTAGTCCAACATTTAGTCGTATTATTGACGCAAGTCATGCACGATACAAAATTGGACTCACAGGAACGATGGAGAGAAAAGATGGTAGGCATGTAACATTTCGTGACTATTTTAGTAATGATGTACACAGACCACCAAAAGAAAACTTTATGATACCTAGTGTAAAACTTATAAAGTCTGGAATAAGATTTCCAGATGGTGCTCATGCGCCGTGGGCTAGTCGTATTAATGCGATTGCCTACAATCCTGAGTATCAAAATCAGGTGGCACTACTTGCGGCAAATTATGCAGCATTGGGTCATAAAGTACTACTTGTAAGTGATAGAGTTGATTTTCTAAGAGTCTGTCAAAGACTTATTGGGGATAATGCAGTCTGTATCACAGGACAAATTCCGCACGAAGAGAGACCTGCACTACTCGCAACACTTGAACATGATAAAGATGTGTTGTGTGGTACACAGGCTATATTTAGTGAAGGAATTTCATTGAATGCGCTGAGTTGCCTAATTTTGGCAACACCAATAAACAATGAGCCTCTCTTAACACAGCTTATTGGAAGAGTAATTAGAACACAAGAAGGAAAGAAGCAACCTGTAATCGTTGATATACATCTCGAAGGTAATACCGCAAGGAGACAGGCAAATGCCCGACTCGGATATTATATGAAGCAGGGGTACGATATTGAGACGATATAAGCATGGAAAAATACTTCTTGACAAATGGTTAAAATTTTGATATAATGATAAAATATAATTGGAAAAGGATATATAGAGCAACTAACGGGAAAGTTCGTGATATTATTACGGTGGTACATTCCCTTACCTATAATCTTCAACCAAGAAATAAAAGAGATAGGCTTTACAAGTATTATCAGAAAGACTTTACTGGACAAAGTTTCTTACTAAATCCAGAAAAGCTATTTTTACACCGAGAAGAATACGAGGATATCGAGATTGCACAGTATGTAGGTATTGCATCGCAGCGGTCTTATGCCAACTATAAACTCAGTAAAGATACCACATTAGACCTTTTCGAGTACGACGGAAAGGACATTATTTTATATAGTAACAGACTTCTAACAGTAAGTGGTAATCGTATACACTTTAAGTTCGAAGACATTAAGGAGTAAAAAATGGCATTGACATTTAATCAATCTAAGGGCGAAGCCCAAAAAAGCAAAGTGAAAAGCTATACCTATGTAGACGGAGATAATCAAGTACGTCTAGTAGGAGATATATGCTCAAGATATGTTTACTGGCTAAAAGGAGAGAATGACAAAAACATTCCTATGGAGTGTCTTTCCTATGACAGAGAAAAAGAAACATTTAATAATCTTGAGAAAGACTGGGTCA